CAAATTTGAAATTCGCAATAAGCCAATCTGCGAAATAATTAAAATTAAATCCCAATAATTTTCTCTACCAATTAAAAGTTTGCATCAGTTTGTTTAATAATAAGACGGGAAATAAATCCGGTCTAACTCATCCCAACTCAGAAGGAGTGGGTCAAGTTTGCACTTTAAGAGTGCTTTGTTAATTTTGTTTTTATGTTCGTCAAATATCTCAGGTCCATGTCCATAAGCATTTCGTAAACTTGCCTCGCAATTTTCACGCGTAGCTATTTTATTGTTCGGTGATTCCCAAATCCATTGACAAGTATCAGTTACACTTTTCATATCCAGAGGGGCTAACCATTCCCCACGATGTTCAGGATGTCTTTTAAATCCACATTTTAAAAATTGCGCTTCTGTAATTTCAGTATATTTAACCATTTCCGAACTTTTAGTTGCATCAGTTGACACAATGTTATGGGTCTTGAAATAATTTTGAATAGTCACTCCATTGAAATCTTCAATGTATTTATCTGACACACTCATAATTAAATCATCACCATAAACAACCAAACAAACATTCTTTTGGAAAACACTAAAAATCGATTCATCACCAACTTTATTAGCCATTAACTTCAACCATGCCATTAAGATGTAACCTTTGTTCACTTCTGAATTTATAACCACAGTAAAAGGGGAACCAGAGGGCGATCCTGCTTTCTGCTGATAAACTAAGTTGTTACACAAATGTAATGAATTAATTGATTCTTCAAAAATAGAACGAACTTCATTCTCATCAACATTCTTAACATTCTCAACAATCCATCTAACCATACCATTTTTCGCTACTTGCGCCATCCCAGCATTAAAACCGGGTCCAAAATTCGCGTAATCCAACGTTACAATTTTACTTCCAATAGCAAATAATTGCTTTACCAAATGCCCCCATTGGGGTCCATTCACGGAAATACCAACTGCATGCATTAACTCACTCCTGTTCTTTTGGTAACTTGCGGTGAAGTGCAAAGTATCTTGGCGAGTACTAATTGTATAATCCATAGGGGACATACAAAAAATCCTAGTTGCGCCAAGCTTCTCACGTTTAGCGAGACCTTTTCGCTCATCTTTGGTATAATCGATGAAAATTGTTGCTGGTG